CATATAATCTTTCAGAATTATTAATATCTGTAGATCCAACAATTCTAGATCCTTCTGGAACATTAACTTGACCTGCTCTACCTATACTAGAATATTCTGTTGGATTTTTAGATATCATTCCTTGTTCTGTGGTAAGGATATATCTGGTATATGTAAATGAAATAGTACATTTTAATAAATTAGAAGATTCATATGAAATTGGCATTGAATTTATTGAAATTGGATATGCCTGAATGAATCTATATTGCAAATATCTTCCAGAATAATCTTTTTCAAATTTATTAATAGTCAAAGCAGGAGATCTATATCCACCACCTTCTTTATCACCATCAGGATAATTCATCCTATAAGAATAAGTGGGAGTTTCAATTCCCTTTCCATCTTTAAATTGTTCATTTACAATATAAGCAATCCAGTTTTCAAAAAATTGAATTACAGTATAATCATGATCTACATAAAAACTAAAGTCTGCTCTATCATCATATAATCTTCTATAAGCATGTCTTTCTGTTACACCTGTATAATCATTAGTAATTTCATGAGTTGCTAATGAAGATCCAGGAAGAGAAGCATCACAACATGATAATATTAAAAAGTCCGAATCATATAAAGCACCAGCACCAGCAAGTTGCCTTTGTTTTGCCCATTCTCTAACAGAATTCGGTGGGTTAAATGAACATTCAAAGTGTGAAGTAAGAGCAGGATTAAGTAACTTAGACTTAATATCTGACATACTTCTTGAATTTGGTGCTGGTGCTGCCATTTATAAATATTGAATACTTATATATTATGTAGTCTTAAAATGGCAGAAAGTAAATATCATCAAGGTAGATTCCACCCTCAAAATCCAGAAAAATATAAAGGAGACTTTAGAAATATAATTTATAGAAGTTCTTGGGAAGTCCAATTTATGAGATACTGCGATAGAAACCCAAACATTTTAGAGTGGGGAAGTGAAGAATTTTTCATTCCTTATTACGATCCAACTACTAGAAAAGTAAGAAGATATTTTCCTGATTTTTTCATTAAAGTCCAAGAGAGCACTGGTAATACAAAGAAATATCTTATAGAAATTAAACCAAAACGTCAAACAAAACCTCCAGTTCCAGGAAATAAAAAGAAAAAAACTTTGATTAATGAGGCAATCACATACGAAAAAAATTGTGCTAAATGGAAAGCAGCAAAAGAATGGTGTGAAGATAGAATGATAGAATTTAAAATAATAACCGAAGATGATTTGAATTTATAGTGATAAATATTCTTATAAATATCTTCTTATAAATGTCTCACACTTCACAAAAAATTGAGATAATTAATCTCCATTCAGTTAAAGAGGAGTTCTGATGGCAGAAGCATTTTCTACACCGTTCAAGATTACTCTTCCATCGGGAACTGAATTGTTTGGATTTACTAAAACGGGTTATATAAAAGACGGAAATAATGTAAAACCAGATAAATCTACTGGAAGTGTTATTGAATACTGGACAGAAGTTCCAAGAAGTGACTGGGACGGTCCAAGTGAGACGCAAATACAATATGCGGCACCAGGAACAGGTTCTCCAAAATTCTACAAGTTACAAGCAGCATATAATGTTGATGGTAATAAAAAATGGACTACTTATTCTTTTGCTGGAACAGAATTAAAGCAAGAACTTGCAAAATATGATGCGGGGAAACCCACACAAATAAGCACTGTAGTTGCGACAGCACCGCAAGCAGTAGCAAGAGCAGCTAATGTATCTCCATCGGGATTAGCAGCAACGTTATTAAATAAAAATGTTGCACAATCAAATCCAGATGATGATGTTCCAACTCCACCAGGATCAGATCCTGGATCTGGATCCGCAGATAATACTGGACCATTAAAATTTCCTGACGTTCCTATACCAGATGAATCTGCTTACAATACAAAAGCAAAGCAAGAAAAAACAAAAGGTGCATTTTTAACTTATCCAATAGGAATAAAAAAGAATCTACAAGATCATATAGTATTTAAAAGATGTCAATACCGACCTAAAAAATTGAGCGATACTTCAACAACAGATTCATATGCTGGTGAAGTTATTAGCACAATAATATTACCAATTCAATCTGGAATATCTGATACCAACAGCGTAGAATGGGGTGGATCTAATTTAAATGAAATTGAAAAATTTATGGCAAGTAGAGCAATGGAGGTCATGAATCCCGATTCAAAACTAAGTGAAATTGGCGCGAATGCTTTAGATGATGCTTATACTAGATACATAAAAGAAATTCCTGGAATGTATAAGTATTATTTCGCACAAGAAGCGGTAGGAGTTCAGGGTTTATTATCAAGAGCCTCTGGATCAGTATTGAATCCAAATTTATCTCTACTTTTTAATGGTCCATCATTAAGACCATTTTCATTTACATTTAGACTTACTCCAAGAAGCAAAGATGAAGGACGTGCAGTAAGAAGTATCATAAGACAATTTAAAGAGGGATCTGCTGTAAATACATCACAGAATAATGTTTTCTTAAAAGCACCAGATGTATTTAAAATTGAATATCTACAACTTGGAGAAAAGGCAACAGCATTGAATCTATTTAAAACTTGTGCATTAACTACAGTAAGTGTCAATTACACTCCAGATGGAACTTATATGACTTATGGAGATGGTACTATGACATCTTATGAACTCAATTTAACATTTAATGAATTAGATCCAATCTATCAAAGTGATTATTCAGAAATTGCTATCGACAGTATAGGGTATTAAAATGTCATCTTACTTTAAATACGTTCCAAATTTTCAATACGTTAATAGAAATCCCAAAGAAAATACGCCATTGGGAGATTATATCGAAGTAAAAAATCTTTTTAAAAGAACAAAACTTCTTGATGATATTTTTTCTGATTTAAATTACTTTGAAAAATATAGTATTATCGGAGATGAAAGACCTGATAATGTAGCGGAAAAATATTATGACGACTCAAATTTAGATTGGATAGTTTTAATTGCTAATAATATTACTAATATTCAATCAGAGTGGCCTCTTCCTCAAATAGCATTTAATAAATATCTTCTTAACAAATATGGATCATATGAAAAATTGAATAATGTTCATCACTATGAATCCAAAGAAATTACTAACTCTGATGGGGTAATATTAGTTCCAAAAGGTCTTAATATTCCAATTGATTATCAAATAGAATACTATGATTCAAGAACTGCTAGAAATGTATTAGTTACAAATATCGCGGTTCCTATTACAAACTATCAATACGAAGAAAGATTAGATAATAAAAAAAGAAATATATATTTGTTAAAGTCCAAATATATTGCAATTGTATTAGATGATCTTGAAAGAATTATGCCATATAAAAAAGGTTCCACTCAATATGTGAGCAGAACCCTGAAGAAAGGGGATAATATTAAGATCTACGAGTGATCAACTATCTGCAAGTTTGCTGAAGTATGACAGAGCATCATCTTCATCTTCATCAGAAGAACTAGACAGACTGTTCAGTTCTTTTCGCATAGATTCGGGCATCTCAGGAGCACTCTTACTCTTACGATAAGATTCTTCCAGTTCTGCCATTACATCATCTTCACGAGTCTTCTTTGGCATATAAGATTCGTATGCTTCCTCTTCATCTGCAGATGCGGACTTAGGAGCAACAGCACCTTTACCCATTACATAGTTTAGGCGCTTATCAAGTTCTTCATAAGTCTTGAACTGATCGGGTGCAACCAGAGCAGAAAGAGAATACTCTTTCTTCCAGATTGCTTCCAGAGCATCATCATCAGAAAGAAGAGGAGAAGAAGAATCAAACTCCGACTTATCGTAGTTCCAATAACCTTCAACCTTACGAATCTTCAGACGGAAATTTGCACCACTCCAGAAATCAAAAGGATTGATGGGTTCTTCATCTTCAAATTCAGGTTGCATAGCATTCAGGATCTTATCGAAGATCTTCTTACCAAACTTGAACAGGAAGACTTTACCTTCGTTTTCAGGATGAGCAGGGTCCTTAACAACGTAGATGTTAGCAAAGTAGGACAGTTTGCGCTTTTGCTTACGAACAGTTTCCTTATCCTTATCGTTACCGCTGTTCCACAGAGTGCGGTTGTACTCAGTAACAGGATCTTTCTGACCGAGAGTAGTCAGAGAATTTTCAATATACCAACCACCAGGACCTTGGAATCCGTGAGCATACATCTTGACCCAAGGAAGATCTTCCCCTTCAGGAGCAGGGAGGAAACGAATAATAGCAGAACCAACACCGCTCTTATCCATTTCGGGTTTCCAGAAGCGATCATCAGAAGATCCGCTAGTGGTATTCATTTTCTCAACTTCTTTCACCAGTTTATCGGTGAGAGAACCGAGTTTAGATTGCTTTTTAAGTGCTTCGAAAGACATTAGATTTCTCCGTATTTGGCTTGTGGGCAACTTTACCATTCGAGATGGAGGGATGCCAAGCCCTCAAGAACTATATCACCCGCTGATCTCTTTGTCAATCTGGGTCCGCATCATATCGATGAGTTTTGACATATTGTTAAAGATGACATTCATATCTGTATTTTTAGGGAGACCCATCAATACAGCAGATTCCATAATCTTTTCTTTCATCTTTTGTGCTTCTGGATCTTCAGAAAGACTAAGACGAGTGTATAGGATTTGTTGTTTGTTTAAAAGTCGTTGTAGAAGATTAACATGATCGATCTTCTCTTGATTGTTCATTTGAGGAAACCGAAACACATTGTCATAAATTTCTTCTTGGAGTTCTGAGATTTCTGCGATTTCCGCTCTTACAACTTCTGAATCGAAAAAAGTCACAGCACACACTCCTTTAAAATTTGTTTGAATTTAAATACATCAGTATGTAGGAAAGATGAATACTTTGTGATCTTCATTGAAACGAAATTCCAAATGGGATCGTGAAGTTTTTTATCGAAATCTTTTTTGTATCCAAGTATTCTATCCAATATTATCATACTTTCCAAGGAAATCTTTCCTTGCAAATAATCTTTTAATAATTGAGGATGCCGTCCCTCTTCAATTTCAAATATCTTATCAAAGTTTTTATTTGAAAAAACTGAATCAATTTCTTCTTTAAAAATATAAGATAAAGACTGAATCTTTTTGCACCAATTTTTATAGTTACTTTCTCCCTCTCTTATTATTTCACCAATCCAAAGAGATTGAGGATCTGAGCACGATACAAAATTGGAGACAAAGAAATCCAAAATTTCCTTTTCGGATTTCTGTCTGCTTATTTTTTCAAACCAAAATCTATCTTTTCTCTTGTAAAAAGATTGAACTGTTGCTCTACTTTTACCACAATATTTGTGGTAATCGTAACTATCTTTTGTGAAATGATTTTTAATTGAAAGATAAATTTTATAACATTCAAATGGATTCACTAAGTATCAGAAAATAAGTTTAGCACGAGAAGTTTTCTTAAGAAAATTAAGTTCCATAGCTTCATACTTAATTTTTTCTTTGAGGGGTTTAGAGATAAGTTTAGGAACAGATTCTAGATCGATGCTATTCATTTCACAGAAGGAAATTATCGCATCGATATAATTCATTTCTTCATTATCTTGAACCAACTTTTCGATTTCTTGAGCAAATCTAGATGGACAGAAAAACTTTTTTTCGAGTACTTTCTCGAATTCCTTTTCTACTTGTGACTCCATTAATTCTATTAGTGATGGTGACAATTTTTCCTCATAACAACTTTAACAAAAGAATAACATAGACAATTTTTATTGTCAAGACAATTTATCATTCAAGAATTTTTTAATATACTGAACGAGAAGTCTAATATATTTTTCTTTATCTCTTTCTTCATAAACTTCCACGTCACCGTTTTCGCATGCCATAATAATGATAAATTTCTTAACGGATAATCCAGTCATTTCGTGAAGCATACAAGCATATGCACAACACTGAACGAAATAACCTTCAATCCATTCTCTTGGTTTTGGTTTTGCCGAAGTCTTAAAGTCAATGATAGAAAGTTCTCCATCAAACTCTGCAATACAATCTACTGTACCTGCGATACCTAAAAATTCACTATAGAGAGAACCTTCCAGAGCATGAATATTATTTATACGATTTAAAGTTGGTTTAGCAAGATAGAATAATTGTTGTGACAAAGGTTGTACTGTAGGAAGATCTTCATTTTTGAGATGATGTTCCACAAGAGTGTGCATATCAGTTCCACGACTAGTTGCCTTTCGTGTAATTGCGTCTGCCTTTTCTACTCCAACCTTTTTACGCCATTGATTGAAAAATTCTTTTTTGTAGTTGCTTGTTATTGATGTAATGGAAACAAGTTTTTTTAACGTGTCTCCACTACCTACTTTATAATAACGAACTCCATCTATAGTCTCCCTCTGGAGTTGAAGGAGATTCAATTCAACATGATTAAACATCAGAGATTCAATTCCATTTTTGCGAGGATGTATTCTTTAACAAGACCAGAACGAACGATATCTTCTGCTTCAAATTCAATAACATCAAACGATGGCATAACTCTGAGGATTCTCATAAAATCAATGATACCATTTTTTTCGTTTGTTTTGACAAGATCACTTTGAGTTGCGTCTCCGCAGAACATAATCTTAGAGTTTTCACCAACACGAGTAATCATAGAATCCAATTCATGAAAATTGAGATTCTGAAATTCATCAACAATAATAATCGCATTATCCAGAGTTGTTCCACGAATAAACGAAGTACTCCAGAAACTAATTGTTCCTTGTGTCTTCAGATTACCATAGAGCATTTCGAAAGATGCATCATCTGGCATTTCAAACATATACTTTACCATATTCTTATAAGGAATTTGATAAAGCGAAGACTTATCTTCGTGGTCTCCAGGAAGAAAACCAATTTCTCGTGTTGCTACAAGAGAACGAACGATATAAATTTTTTCGTATGGAGATCTTTCATCAAGAACATCTCTCAGAGCATTATATAGAGTGATGAAAGTTTTTCCAGTTCCAGCGCAACCATATGCAACTAAGTTTTGTTGCAAACCATAAGATTTAAAAAGTTCTTCTTGATTATCTGTAAGAGGTTCAATCCTCTTCATATAGTCGGAACTAATTGGCTTCTTTCTTTTCATCTGCCTATTGCTAGTTCCGAATGGAACAGGGTTCTTCATGCTTTTTCTTGCCATTAGATTTTCTTCACTTGAGATTTGGGTGCTTTGGATGCTTTTTCTAGAACTTCATTCCATCCTGGATGTTTTTGGACCAGTCTATCTTTCCACTCTCCAATTTCTCCTGGAGTAGCGCAACCTTCAGACCAATCTCTTTTCCATTCAGGATTATCCTTATACCACTGAGTAATTTCATGAACACTCATTTCAACTACTCGTTTCTCTCCTGTCTCTTTATGAATAATAGGATATATCGCCATAAGTTATTATAAAATTCAGATGTATTTATTCTATACAGAGAGACGGAGCATCGTCACATTCTATACAATCGATGCACTCATCTATGTTTGGATTTTCTTTTAGAAATTCCTGAAACTCTTCTTCTGTGAGTAGTATTTTAAAGATATGACCAGTTGTATGGTCTTTTACGCAGTAACTTTTCATACTTATAATTAGGGAGATAGTCTTGCTTTATGTAGTCGTTTTTCCTCGTAGTATGAAAAGATTTCTGGAACCCAAGTTTTCATAATGGGAATCATACCTTCACACATTGCTTGAATTTCAACTTGAGCATCAAGTTTTGCACGAAGATCCAGAAAATGCAATGCTGCACGAAGAGAGAAAGATGCAACAAAGTTCTGACGAATGTTTTGTGGAAGATAATCTCTAAGATGCTCTTCCGCCATACCTCTCTTCATATAACCTTCAGCATACCTTTCAGATGCCGCCAGACAAAACTTCAGTTGCCTCTCGTAATCATCTTGAGTCCATTCATATTTGTGACCTTTACGGTCAAGATATAGACCAGGAGGACGAACATAAAAAACTTCTTCGGCAGAAAGTTCGCCATGTGCAACTTTCAGAACACGCCTTCCAGTATAACGTTGAGATTGAACATCGAAAGAAACACCTACACGATGAGTCCTTGCTTGAACAATAACGTTATGAACGAATCCTACACAGTCAAATGAGATTGAGGGGTGTTCCAGAGGTCCCCAGTGCCCTCTCTCGTTCGCTAAGAGTTGCTCTATAACCCACTTACCAGAATCAGTTTCTGAAGGTGGAGTTTTAGTATGAATAGCATCTTCACTGTAATCATTCTTTCCACCTTGCCATACAAGAGTTTGTGGATTTGGAGTGCTATTCAATAGCACAATTTTCATGTGCTTATCCAATTCCAAAAGATCTTTTGCTCTAATAGGTTTCATTCTTTCTCCCAAGTATCTTTTTCAATTTTACGAAGTTTTTTAAGTTCCTTCATCATATCTTTGATTTCTTGATATGCAGTTTCTGGACTCATTTTATTGCTGACTTCCAAACCAACAATATACTGCACTTTATCGCCAAATCTGGCAAGTGCTCTTTCAAATTCAGTTAAAGTTTCATACATATTCAATCTTCCTCTTCATAGTAGTCTGGTTCATATTCATTAATGTAAGGAGCAATCTCTTCATACTTATATTCATTTTCGTTGTTTAACTCTTTTTTCAACGAACGAACAAGAAGTTCAATATTGTGAATAATTAAATCTACCTTTTGTTTATCCATAAAAAATGTGTATCATCTATGATTCTACATAAAAAAAGAGGGAGAGTCAAGTATCCCTCTGAGTTATTTTGCTGCTACCAGAGTAGCAAGAGATGCTTTACGACGCCTCTCTTCTTTTTGTTTTTGCTCCTTAATCAATTGCAGGAAGTTAAGTTTTTTCATTGCTTTTCCTCCCAGTTCCAGTTGTTACATGGACGATAGGAAATACCACGATACTTATTTTGTGGATGAGATGGAGCATGTGTTTGCGAATACCATTTACGATATTCTAGTTTCGCAGTGTCAGTATTATACTTACACCCACGATAGGTTGCTGTCATCCCTTGGTCCCCTCTTTTACAAACTTAACTCCACGGTAGGTCTCATTGTATTGTTGAGGTTGTTGTTGCACTTGTGCCTGTGCTTGACGGCGTTGCTCGGTGTCATATGCGACACCGCGATAAACTACTTTAGACATTAGGGTTCTCCTTAGTTTTTAGGTTAAAGAGCGTTCCTTCAGTCGGCGTTTGCGTTCGCTATTTGCGAATAGCGAATGAACGA